TGATCGGGAGCGTCATCCAATACGCCACTGACCTATCACCCTAATTTAGGTGTATAATTGAGTCATCGAACCTTAATATGTGGGGTAAGACCACTAACTCAATCGGGTTGATCAACTGGATCACTTTATCTTTCTTTGGCTTCATGCTCTTAATTTTAAATATCTTTCGTATATTCTCCATATGTATTAGGGACATTAGGGTAACGATTTAGGAAATAGCAACATCGTATAGGGTACAAAAGTATTTCCAGCAATCACAAGTAATGTTCACTCATTGTATAATTAAAAGAAAACTTACAGGGGACTGTAGGTTATCATTCTGCTTTCGTATATTTAAAACATCATGAAGACAATAGAAGTAACAGTTCAGGAATTACAGGCCGCAACGCGACCCAACGTGTATAGGAATAGAAAAAAGTACACACGTAAAGACAAGCACAGGAATAAAGGGTGTGAAGATTGATTCGTATATTGAGGTATAAATAAAGATAAAAAGACAAGTTATGAAAAAAGTATTATTAGTATTCAGTTTATTATTGGTTAGTGTAAGTGGTATCTTATTGGCAGGTGGAAACGATTTAGGTTACATTGGGTTTGCCTTAGGAATGGCTGGCTTATATGTTGTGGATAGAAAGTTGGTGTTAGGGGAATAAGGTAATTAAATTAGAGTTCGTATATTTCAGTATAAATAAAAATAAAAAGATAAAAGTTATGGCAAAAGTAGAAAAAATTAAATTAGGAGTATTTGGATTAGTTGTAATGTTGGTAATTGGATTTATCGTTTATAACTGTTGTGTTTATGGAATGAATCCAAGTATTTAAGTAAGGAATAAGCAGGTTAAGATAAGGTTCGTATATTTAAGTATAAAAGAGATAAGAAATAAATTTAAAAATTAAAAATTAAGGTTATGAAAAGTGTAAAAGAAATTAAAGGTATTAAAACAGGTCGTCCAGTTAATCCAAACAGTGCAAGACAAATCCGTTTAGCAGAATTAGAAGCAAAACGTTCCAATGGTGAATTGAAACGAGGTCGTCCAGTTGATTCAACTTCAGAACGACAGTTCCGTTTGAAAATCCAAGCTATTAATAAAGCATTAGGAGTAGGTCAAGGCCGTCCAGTTAATCCTAATAGTGCAAGACAAATTCGATTAAACGAATTAGAGGCTCGTAGAGTAGCTAATGGTGGAGTTATTAAACGAGGACGACCTGCAGCAGTTAAAGCAGATGAGGTAGCGGCATAAGCTACCTTAGGGTCAATTCGTATATTGTGGTATAAATAAGATAAGACATGGAAGTATTAGTTGTATTAGGTTTGACAAGTGTAGTGGTTTTAATTAAGTTTTTATTAATGGAGATATTTTTATGAAAACAGTTAAGTTAGATATCAAGGCCCGAAAGCAGGGGTTGATAGCCCTAATCCAATTAATGAGCCCAGAGGTGAGTAAGGCGTTGGAGGGTGAGTTAGAGACAATAAGTGTAGAGGAGTTATACGAAATATATTTAAAATTAAGAGCATGAAGCCAAAGAAAGATAAAGTGATCCAGTTGATCAACCCGATTGAGTTAGTGGTCTTACCCCACATATTAAGGTTCGAAGACTCAATTATACACCTAAATTAGGGTGATAGGTCAGTGGCGTATTGGATGACGCACCCGATCACAAGGGCGATAGTGTGGTTCGAATCCACATCTGACCACAAATAAAATACCGCTTCATAACCGGTTTTTATCTTTTAAATATACACCCTGAGCCAACGCATGTTGGCTTTCGGTGGCGGGAATAAGGGGTGTGAGACCCGATTCGTATATTGTGGTATAAATAAAGATAAGACATATGAAAAAGTTAATGATGATTTTAGTAGCAATGGTGGTAGTAATGAGTTCATGTACTGAGAATGCTCGAGCAAGACATTTTGGTGGTACTGAGACATTAGCTTTAAAGCCAAATGAGGTGGTTTTAAATGTGACCTGGAAAGAGAGCCAAATGTGGATCTGTACCCAAGACACAGTCACGCGTGTGGTTTACTTCCGTGAGAAATCAAGTTGGGGCGTAATGGAGGGTACAGTGATAATCAAATAATATTAAGCCACCCAGTAACCGAGCTCGCACATGCGGGCTTTTGGTGACCATGAGCACGACACAATTTATCCAAGACAACAAGACAAGAATCCAAAACATTGACGGTAACCTAGATGAAGCCTCAATCACATTATTAGGTGACGGCGGGCGCCTGGAGTTCTACTATTTTGAAGACGGTGTACTAGTAGGTTCAAGAGTTAAGACCCCTACCTGGTAAGGGGGTATGGTGGGCGTACGCCGGCGGTATATATATGTGCGTACACCCGTAATACTGCCCCACGCGCGCTGATGTCAATATATGGCGGGTCGGCGAGGAACGTTACTTAGAGTAACAGCTTCCTTTTTAAAACCCTTTACATCATCGACCCAATATATCTTTATATACCCCACAATTAACCCCAAGTTTCCAAAACGATCAAAGGGGATAAAACCCACGAAAAACGAATCTCCTCTCTTTACAAAAATATTTGGCATCGACATAGGATATACGTATATTCGAAACATAAAAATAAATCATGAAAAATAAAGTATTTTACGAGGCAAAAGAATTAAACGAAAAAATTAATCTTCTTTCTACTTACAAAAATAAACTTCAACAAGCAAGGGGTGGTTGTAAAGGATGTAAATCATTCACCATTGAATACACTATTGGTCAGTATAATGCAAAAAGAGAAGTTATTTTACGAAATGAATCTTCAGAATTTATTGATGAAATGATTAGTAAAGAAATTGATAGAGTTACCATTGAAATAAACGAATTAGAAACCCAATTTGATAAGTTATGAGATTAACACGAGAACAAAAGAAAGAAAAAGCCGTTGAGGATCTAATCAACCAGATGTTTATCATAGCAGGCCATGACGTTACATTTAACGACGTTAAAACGCGTCAAGATAATTGGTTTCAACAGTATACTATGACCATAGCTCAAAATGAGGAGTGGCAAGCATGGGGTAAAAAATATCTTCAAACCAATTTACGTACCCGAGCTAAACTAGCAGAAAAAGAAATGCAATGGTTCTCTCTCCAATATGGTCTTTCATTCTCAGATTTTCCTAAATCAAATTAAAAATATAATATGAAAAAATCTACATTATTTAAAACCCTTATTTTAGCTGGAGCTATTGCTTTAAACATCGTGTTTATTGTTTATTTACCGCATTATATTCTAGGTTTACTTGGTTGTTGGCAACTGGGTGCCTGGATGGGATCTCTCGCTGGTAAATGGGCTTCTCGCATTAAATAGAGGTATATACGTATCTTTGTAGTTGGGGTAGGGGTAAGTACTGTTCGATAGGTGAAATAATCTTTGGCTAGGTAAAATATTTATATTATATTGACGGCTATGATTATGAAACTACTTACTATACCCTTTTTATTGGCCTTTGGATGTTTGGGAATTGTTGCATGCGCGACCTTTGAAATTTTTAATATGATTTTTATACTTTTTCGAAAGTCTTAATATTTATCATAAATAAAAACTATGAGCGACGTAAGAACAGAAATGGATCAAGTGATCAGTGAGTTAGAAAACAAAGGAGTTAACTTTGATACTACAAGACAAGAATTGCAAACTAGAGGTTTGGGTGATGTTGTTGAAGGTACTTTAAGTAAATTTGGTATTACTCAAGAGCGTTATAAAGAATGGTTTGGTTTACAAGAATGTGGTTGTACTAAACGTAAAAAATACCTAAACAACTTGTTTAGTTGGACCGTTAAATAATGGCTACGTATTCCTATTCTCAATTATATGGATCTGGTTCCTTAGGGGAAAACCTTACAGGACAAAAAACTTTTAATTTTACTAATCCAAGTGGTTCCTCTTATTTCACGATGGAAACAATTAGAACTAATAATGGATTTTATGATTCAAGTTCTAGAGCTAACTTTAGTGGTTCCTATATTACATCTGAGTCAATGGGTTTAGTAACTTCCTCTTATATATCTAGTGTTGTAGTACAACCAGGTATTTCTTCATTTAAATTTAGTTCAAGTTTAGCTACAGTTTCAGGTTCAAATTATTATTTAAGAGGGACAGGAATGTATTCTCTTACCATATCATAAAAATCCGTGTTTTTTTAATTCTTCATTCGTATATTGACTTTATAAATAAAAATAAAAGTTATGTCAAATCCAGAATTCAAACCAAGTAAAAAAATTACAACATCCGACGGAACAATCATGTATATGTTTGATGGTAAGCTTCATAATTGGGAAGGACCAGCTAGAATCCCAGAAGGTAATAATCGTAAAAGGGAATATTACTTAAATGGAATTCAATATTCCGAAACGGAATGGAAAGAAAGAGTTAAAGGTAGAGAAGGCTTACCTTGGTATAAAGGATCAGGAGCAAAAGCACGATTTTAACACGCAAAATAAAGGTTATGACACGTATATCAAACGAGGAAGCTCAAAATTACGTACCATATGAACGAACTCCCCTCTCACCCCAACCCACGTATTTTTCTATTTTTATAGATAATGATGGATGGGAACAAGTAAAATATTATACAGCACGTTTTAGACAAAGTGTGAATGGAAATAATGGAGATCAACACGTTTATATATTAGAAAGTTCTTCTATGCCTGAAATGGTAAAGATAGGTTATACAAAAAATGACCCAACAGAACGAGCAAATACACTAAGTAAATCAACAGGTGTACCTACCCCATTTAATGTTGTATATTCGTACAGTTGCTTTAATGGTGAAAGGATAGAAAAAGCAGTCCATAAACATTTCCGTAAAAAACGGGTAAATAGTCAACGTGAATTCTTTTATGTTAACGTAGATGAAGCGATTAATATTATAGAATCATTGGGGGCTACGCTTGATTAATATTTATTAATAAAAATGGCACTAGATAATATATTTGCTTTATTTGGATTTCCTGATAAGGATAATAATGATCGTAAAAAATTAGAGGCTGAATTAGATATTTTTAAGGAAACACCCCATTTTAAATTAGGTATGTTCCATAAGTTAATAATGAATGGAAGTTTATTTTCAAAACAAGTTGTAAAGTTTTTTGCTAAATCCGATCCTGGGTTAGATATGAAAGGGATTGATCAAGCCGGTGAATATATGATGTACACCAGAGCATGGTTTTGGATTGAACAAGTTAAACTTAGAAAGAAGGAATGGAAGGAAGCTTTAAAACAATATGCGAGTGAAGACTTCCTCGTGTCAGTCAAATTGAGTATTTCATACTTTGAAGATACAGAAGAATATGAGAAATGTGCGCATTTGAAAAAAATCCAAGATTTTATTGAAAAGAACTTGCCTAAGTAAAAGAAAGTTATTACCTTCAATTATATTTTGATTTTAAAATTATTAGAATATAAAAGGAAAAAATTAAATAATCAAATAAAACAAAAATGAGAAATAAAGAATTAGTATTGAGACGGATGGAGTCTCTAGAGAGTAAATTAAAACGTATGAGAAATGTTCTAAATGAACGAAACGTTGAATCCGCAAGAGAAATTTTACAAGAAATTTTAGAATTGAGAGATGATATTCAATCAATGGTAGAACGAGAAGATTAATTAAAATAAATAAAAGTTATGAATTTTACACCCGAACAAATCCAAGACAATTGGAACGAATTATTATCTTACATTGAGAAATATATTTCCGAACCTCGTAAAGATAAATTATTAGAATTTTATGAGGAATATGCTGATCGATTGATGTTGATGCCTGCTGCGCATAAAAAAGAATACCATAATGCATTCCCTGGAGGATATGTGGAACATGTTTTACGCGTTATTCGATGTGCTATTAAGCAAGCTACATTATGGGAAGAAGAAGGATGTGACATGTCTACATTTACTACTGAAGAATTAATATTTTCAGCCCTGAATCATGATTTAGGTAAAATGGGAAGTGAAGAACAAGAATCTTATATCCCTCAGACCGATAATTGGAGACGTGAAAAATTAGGAGAAGATTATATGTTTAATACTAAAGTACCATTTGCTTCAGTCCCCGATAGAGGATTATTTATGTTACAATCCCATGGTATTCAGTATACATTCAATGAGATGATTGCTATCCAGACACATGATGGTTTATATGATAAGGCAAATGAAAAATACCTTATATCATACATGCCAGAACAAAAACCAAGAACGTCTCTACCTTTTATATTACATCAGGCGGATTTAATGGCAGCACGTATCGAATTTGAACGTGAATGGTTACCTAAATTAAAAGAAGGTAAAAAGCCCGTGGATGCCGGAAAAGGGAATTATACATTGGGGAATAAACCCAACATGTCTAAAAAGACATCAACAAAAACAAAGGCCCTTGGTTCATTTAAGAGCGAAGGTTTAAAAAATATATTTGATAGCTTATGATAGCAACAGTATTCCTTAGTGCATTAGCAGTATTAGTCGTAATCCTAGGATTTACAACTTATAATCTTCTTAAGAAAAATGAAAGACAAGAAGATATTATGGCCGGTTATTTAACTTATTTAGATAATTTATCCCGCACAATTGAAATTTCAGACAAGAAATTGAAAGAATTAGATCGTGGGGGTGTATTTGAAAAGGATGACGAAGTTGGGGTTATATTTCAATCAATATTAAAAATCCAAGAAATCCTAAATGAGTTCAACCTTAGAAAATCCAATTAAAGTGCCTAAAAAGAAAGTTAGCAAAAATTATTTTACTCAGGAAACTGAGGATGCTATCGTTCTGTACAATAATACAAATGACTTTGGGTTAAGAAGTCAAATTTATGAAGATAAGATACATTATGCTTTCTTCAAATTAACACAAAATATAATTCATACGTTCAAATTCTACCATACCGAAGTAGAAAATTTAGAACACCTACAACATGAAATTATAGTGTTTTTATTATCAAAAATCCACCTATTTGATCCTAGCAAAGGTGCCAAAGCATATTCTTACTTTGGTACCATTGTTAAACGTTGGTGTATACTTTATAATGACAAAAATTATAAAAGTAAAATTAAAAAGGTATCAACTGATGAACTTTTAAAAGATGATACCCATTCATATACAATTGAACCTTCAAATTCAAATGATAAATTGTCTAAATTCATGGATGAATACGTGGAATTTGTTAGTATTAACATATATGAAGTGTTTTCTAAAGAATATGACGCTAAGATTGCAGATGCTATTTTAGAGTTGTTTCGCAAACGAGAATCTATTGATGTATTTAATAAAAAAGCCTTATACATCTACATCCATGAAATGATCCCAGATGCTAAAACTCCTAAAATTACTAAAATTGCTGGTGTTTTATATAGTATATTTAAGAAAAATTATTTATTCTATTTAGAACAGGGATATACGAATTTTCAACTCTAGTAATTTTCTATATTTATACCCAAAAATACTTATATGAGTAATTTAGAATCAAACATTTGGGGTAAGAAAACATTTTCGGATATCCTAAAAGAAATATACGATAACCAAAAGAAAAAAGAAGTCCAAATATCTGCTTTGATAGGTGAGTTAAAACCACTTATTAATGATATTGGCGACGCTACATTGATAGTTCCGTTAATTAAAGAATATATGGAATTAGGAATTAAGAATGATGAACAGCTAGTTAAAATGGCTACCATCATTCAACGTGCTGTTTCGTCTAATAAATCCGAAGAAGAAGGATTTGGCATGACCGCAGATGAAAAAGCACAATTATTATCTGAAGTAAAAAAGTTTAATCCTAAGGATTAATGGCCGTTAATAGAATAAATAATACTGGGAGAGTTGTAAATTCTGCTCCTGATCAAACTGCTATAAATAGTTCGATTGGAAATTCTCTTACTTCTTTAAGTAGTTTTATAATTACTGCTCGTGTAATTGATATTGTATTAAATGAAAACCACCCTGAATTTAAAACAGTTGGTGAATATAATGGAATTGGAGCTATATACTATGAAAAAGTAAATGATTCCGGAACTAAAACTAATGGAACTAATTTTGCTCTTCCATATGACCCACAATTAAAAACATATCCTTTAATAAATGAATATGTTATATTAATTAATATTCCGAATAATCAAACAGGAGAATTATCTTCTTCAACTTCATATTTTTACCTCAGCCCAGTAAATATTTGGAATCATCCACATCATGATGCATATCCAAACCCATTACCATATAATGATGGCAACCCTACCCCTAACCAATCAGACGATTATGCGGCATTAGGTGCTGTAAGTGGATCTGTTAGGCGAGTAGGAGATGATAATGAATATTTTCCTGATAGTGAATTAAATAGTAAAAGTAATACTTCTCAATTTACATTTGTAGAAAAAGCAAACATTCACTCATTAATGCCTTTTATGGGAGATGTTTTATTGGAAGGAAGACACGGACAAAGTATTCGTTTTGGAAGTACAGCTCGACCACCGGCAGATAGTAAACCTATTTTAATAAATAATAATTGGTCCTCTATTGGTACTAATGGTGATCCTATTACTATATTAAGAAATGGTCAACCTGTAAATTCAACTGATGAAGGTTGGGTTCCGATTACAGAAAATATAAGTAATGATTTATCATCTATTTATTTAACTTCATATCAACAATTAAATACTTTTAAAGTAGCTAGTGAGTTATACCAATCATATAATACTCCACCTACATTCCCTAGCCAATATAAAAACCCACAAGTAATATTAAATTCAGATAGAATAGTAATAAATGCTAAAACTGATAGTATATTATTAAGTGCTCAAACATCTATAGGCATGTCTACTAATGGTAGTGTGAATATAGATGCATCTTCTCATTATATTAGTTCTAATGATATTAAATTAGGATCTAAAAATGCTACCCAACCAGTTTTATTAGGTAATGATACTATTGAAGTTTTAAAACAATTAACGGGAGCTATCAAGGATTTAGCATCTATATTACAGGTCCAAAGAGATTATCCTGGAGGTGTTTTAGCTACTTCTTTTAATTCCGTTGCTGGTAACGTATTAACTCAAATTAATAGTGCTAATGGTATCTTAGCTCAATTGAATAATGATAGTCTTAAATCTAAAACCACAAAAGTACAATAATGGCTTCAGAAGTAACAAGTTCAATTGAAATCGATTTACAAGAGGTTTTATCTTTAGTAGGGATATCATTACCCCAAGCTCCTCCATCTGGTTCACTTCCACCTTTTCCTAAAAAAATAAAACTTGAAACTATTAAAGGGGTAGTAGTTAATTCTATTACTAATGAACCTTTACCTGGAGTAAAAGTTACTAATGCTCTTTTAAAAAGAGATACAACCAATAAAAAAGGTGAATTTACAATCAAACACCCAGCAATAGGAGGCACAGGATTAGATCCTGCAAAATTTCCATTAAATTTTAAATTAAAAAAATACTCTCCTACTACTGTTATTCCATATACATCTGTTGGGGATATTAAACCTAATTTAGGAATTATTACAATTACCCCTACAGAATCTAACCTTAAAAAAGAAATATTAGATCTTTTAAAATTTCCCCCATCAACAGTAGAAGATTATGCTACTAAAGATGTTACTATAGATTTTAGAGCCCAAAAAAAGCTTAATACATCTATAGATGATTTAAAGAGTATAGTTATACCATTAGTATTAAGTTTAATAGCAGCATATGGTATTAGTGAAGTAAAAAAATTATTAGAGAAAGCAGAAACGGATCCACAGGCTGCTTTTGACGCAATAAAGGATATAATAACGTGTCCACCACAAAATGAAATAGATAAATTAATAGCTACTAAAAATAAACTTGTTAAAAAACTTAATAGTACTCTTACTATAATTACTAATACAACAGATACTTTAGCTGAATCCGAAAAAATATTAGGATTTACATCCGATACAATTAAAATCCTCCGCCAACTCCCAACCCCAGTAGCCGTTTTAGGTGTTGGAATACCATTAAATGTAATTACTGGTGTGCAAGATGCTCTTAAAAAGTTAGATACTTTAGTAGAAAAATTACTTTATATTAATTCAACCACTTTAGCTATTTTAACTTTATTAAGAATTGTTTTAGCTCAAATTCTTGATTTTTTAAATTTATTAGATCTTTTAACACAATTTTGTTATCCAAATACAGCCCAAGAACAAATATCCAGAGAATTAACAGCTCTAACAACCCAACAAACTACCCAAACCTCACCAGTAGTTATAAATGCATATGGATTTACAATGAAGGTTGAAACTGAGGTGACAGATAAACCATTAAAACGTAGACGAGCTATAGCTGTAAATAAACAAAATATAGTAATGTTACAAGGAAATTGGTCATTTAGCTCAATAGATCAGATATTAATAGATGAGCTTGTATTCTATATTCAACAAAATAATTTAAAAGCAGATTAACCAAATATTTATAATTATATGAAAAGCACAGATTTTAAAAAAATTATTAAAGAAGCCGTAAGAGAAGCAATTCAAGAAGAGTTGAAGGATATTTTATTGGAAGCAGTAAGATCCCCTAAACAAGTAGTTAGAGAATCATTTTCACCAACTGTCCCTGTTCAACCTACAGTCAATCCAACTTTTACTCAACCCACAATGGAGTTGAGATCAAAATATGCTGATGTACTAGGAGAAACAGCGATGAGTTTTACCACAAATGATATTACTCAACCATTTAGACCGCAATCAAGTGATCCGGTAAATGGCAACTTAGGGGCAGGTGAATTAGGTATGGATCAAATTATGGGACTTTTAAACACTAAATAATGGCATTTAATCCCCAACAGATAAACCCCGTTGATTTAAATCCAAACGTAGCTGTTGGAGTGAACCTTCCATTTAGTGGACCTGCTGTTTTTACTTCAAGTTATACTACAGCTCAAGCTATAAAAAATAACATAATTAATTTTTTTCTCATTAACCCAGGAGAAATACCAATGAACCCAACATTTGGGGGTGGATTACGAAATTTCATTTTCTCTCAAATTGAAGAAGAAAATATAAATGGTTTAAAAGAAAATATTGAGCTTAAACTCAAAAACTTCTTCCCCTCAGTTGGAATAAGTTCATTAAATGTTTTAAGAAATGATGATAATAATTCATTAATAGTTGAATTAAAGTACTATATACTTAATTCTAACACACAAGACACTATAACACTTCAATTCTAAGATGGCTACAAATAGAGATATAAAATACATTAACCGTGACTTTTCAGATTTTAGAGCACGTTTAATAGAATATGCTAGAACATATTTCCCCCAAACATATACTGACTTTTCAGCAACATCCCCAGGGATGATGTTTATGGAACAAGCTTCATATGTTGGAGATGTTTTATCATTCTATTTGGATAACCAATTCCAAGAAACATTTGTTCAATATGCTCAACAAACAAATAATGTATTTGAGTTAGCATATATGTTTGGTTATAAACCAAAAACAACAGGTGTAGCTCAAACAGTAGTTGATTTTTATCAACAATTACCTTCTATTAATGATGGTGCTGGTAATTATATCCCCGATTTCAGTTATTCTATTACTATAGGTGAAAATACAACTGTAACTTCTCAAAATGGTTCTTCATTTTTGATTCAAGATAAAGTAGATTTTTCCTTTTCTAGCTCATTAGACCCAACAGAAATTTCTGTATATCAAATTGCGGGTAATATTCCTCAATATTTTCTTTTAAAGAAAAGTAGAAAAGCTATTTCTGCAAATATTGCTTCAACAACATTTAATTTTGGAGCTCCACAACAATATCAAACCGTTAATATTAATGCAAATAGTATTATTAAAGTACTAGATGTTACTGATTCTGATGGTAATAAATGGTATGAAGTAGATCATTTAGGTCAAGAAATGGTATTAGATACTATTAAAAATACTAATGTAAATGATCCTAACTTAAGTGGCGATATTCCATATTTATTAAGACTTAAAAAAGTAGCTCGTCGATTTGCAACTAGATTTACTTCACTTTCAAATTTACAACTCCAGTTTGGAGCAGGTACACCAACTACAGTTACTGAGGAAATTACCCCAAATGCCGATAATGTAGGTATTGGATTACCATTTGAACAAGATAAATTAACAGTAGCATATTCACCTACAAACTTTTTATTTACAAACACATATGGTATTTCACCGGCAAATACTACTTTAACAGTAAGATATTTAACAGGTGGTGGAGTTGGATCTAATATAGATTCTAATACATTAATTAATTTAAATACGGATAATACAAATTTTAATAACAATAATTTAGACCCTACACTAGCAAATTATGTTTTTAATTCATTATCTTCTAATAATTTAGTAGCAGCTTCTGGAGGTAGAGGTGGAGATACATTAGAGGAAATCCGCCAAAATACATTAGCCCTTGTAGCATCTCAAAAACGATCAGTTACAGCAGATGACTATTTAATTAGAGCTTTAAGTATGCCTTCTGATTATGGTACGGTTTCTAAATCATTTATTGAACAACCTAAATTAACAGATAATCAAGTATCAACAATTGAAACATTAAATTTATATGTTTTATCTTTAAATTCTTTAGGTCAATTAAGTATTGCTACTGACACTTTAAAAAATAATTTAAGAACTTATTTATCCCAATATAGAATGATTGGTGATAATATTGAAGTTAGAGATGCTTTTGTTATCAATATTGGAGTTGATTTTGAAATTATAGTATTACCTGAATATAATAATAATGAAGTTTTATTAGCATGTATTACTGCTTTACAAGCATATTTTAATTTAAGTAACTGGCAAATTAACCAACCAATATTTTTAAGAGATCTATACATCTTATTAGATAAAATTAAAGGAGTACAAACTGTAAAATCAATTTCTCTCTCAAATAAAGCAGGAACCACATCAGGATATTCACAATATGCCTATGACATAACTGGAGCTACTCAAAATCAAGTAATTTATCCTTCTTTAGATCCTAGTATTTTTGAAGTTAAATATCCTAATACTGATATTAAAGGTAAAGTAGTTCCTTTATAACGCCATATTTATAATAAAATACATTAATGGCTGTATATAAAATATTCCCAACGCAGGATACAACTTTATATTGTTCAAATCCAACAGCAAATACTGGGTTAGATGCTATATTAGAAGTATCTAACAAAATTGGATTCTCCGGAGACCCAGAAGTAGCTAGATACCTAATTCAGTTTGACCAAGAAGAAATTATTGATATCTATTCTAATAAAATAGGAATCAATTCATTTGAAGTATATTTTAGAAACTTTATTGCTGAAGCTCAAGGACTTAACCAAAATACTTTTCTAGAACTCCAACCAATAGCCCAAGCTTGGAACAATGGTACTGGATATTACGGAGATAACCCCCCAGAACAGGATGGTGCATCATGGACATATGCTAATTACAGTGGATCTGGTCCTTGGAGTCCTGCAGGGACTTACTCAGGTCCTAATGGGGATGCTTTTTATACTAGCTCATTTAGTAGTGTTTGTGGAGGTTCAGGTGGTGGAAACTGGTTCGTTGATGCTAGTGGAAGTTACTATGTAACAATAGGATATGTAATCCCCGGATATATAGCTACAGCTTATAACACTGGATCTGTTAATGTATCTTTTGGTTTAAGAAGCCATAAAGATATTGAAGCTAATGTAACCAACATTGTAAATGCTTGGATAGGAGAATCTATTCCAAACTATGGATTTATAATTAAACTTACAGGTTCACAAGAATTTAATTCAAGTGAATTCGTTCAACCTATATTTAAATATTATAGCGTTGATACAAATACCATATACCCTCCAACTTTAGAATTTAGATGGAGAGATTACCAAACAGTCTTAACTGGATCGGCATCTAGTAAAATAGTCACTACTTCCAACATTAAAATGTCTCTTTCAGAAAACCCAGGTGTTTTCTTCCCAGAAAGTGTAAATAGATTTTATGTAAATGTAAGTCCTTTATATCCAAAACAAACATATCAAACATCTTCTTTATTCACTGGTTTAAATTATCTTCCAACTTCTTCATACTATGCTATAAAAGACTTGGCTACCAACGAATACGTTATTAATTTCGACGACAATTATACACAAATCAGTTCTAACGAAGAAGGAAATTATTTTGATATCTACATGAGTGGATTAGAACCTGAAAGATATTATAAAATTTTAATAAAAACAACAATTAAAGGTTCCACTATTGTATTTGACGATAGTTACTACTTTAAAGTTATTAATGGATAATGAGTGAAAATATAAACTTTAATAAACAAGTATATAACAAAGAGCAATACTCCAAAGTTATAGATACCTCTTTCAAACAATTGGGGGTAGTATCTATTCAAGATCAAATTGCCGCTCAACCAAATACAGAAGAATTTTTTTCAATGTATAATGATTTATTCTATAATATACCAGAATTAGGAGCAACTAATTCACATGAATATTTAATTAAAACTAGTAGTGAATATATTGGTTTTGAGGCCAATCAAGAAGAAATTTTAGCATTGCAAGCTGAAATTGCTCAATTAAGAACAGAGTTACTTGATTCTCAAAAACAAGTTATATCATTACAAACAGGAACAACATTATAATGGCCGCAGAAATTATATTATTAAACGCTAACGACTTTACTTCTCAAACATATGGGGAGCAAGATGTTAACCTAATATCAACTTTTGATGTTACCACTTTCCTATCATCATCAAGTTATATTGAGTTTTTTATATATGATAATAACCAAAATATATTATCTTCCCAATATAACTTCTCCCAATATACAGTTCTAGACAATGGTCAGTCCCCAGGTTCAAATGATGATATATCTCAAATAGAAATTAATCCTGAAGAAAATCTTATTAATTTAGGATATGATCAAGGACAATATATTACCTATTATAATTTCTTTAATAAACAAATTGGATCAGAAGTCCAACAACTTTACATTAGTGAAATTTCCTCAGATAGAACTGAGATTAGATTAGATAGTACATCTTTAACTAATGCAGATATAGTTGAGCAAGCTAATAATTTAATTTTACAAAGAGAAAATAGTCTTTACTTTTTAGATTTTTATCTTAATTTTGGAGATAATCAATTACCTATTGCCAATAATATTCAATTAGATGATCAAGATCCTAATAACCCAACCATATTAATTAAATTATATGAAGCGTTACCGGATCAATTTGATTTAAATTCTACATTATGGGTTGTAACTTTATTTGAAGAATCAACAGCTTATCAAGTTACTTTTGAAGATACTCCTATTATAATTTTAGATACTGTTCCTACTAAAGGCCCTAATTTTAATCTAGACATCAAAGACCAGATTAATAATTCAACATTATCTTACGATTATACTCAACTTACCGCTACTTCTTTAACAAGCTCCTTCAATCAATTAAGTAGTTTACTTGAAGAAAAAGAAATTGATATCAATATAGATTATACTGATTTTAATCAATTTACTCACTTTAGTTCAATCCAAACCCGTCTTGAAAATTTTTATTATAAAGTTAGTTTATTAGAAGATTATTCTTCATCTATTGCTACTTTAAATAATACAACAAATAATAATCCAAGTGCTAGTATAGCAATATATGAAGCTAAAATAAATAATATTATAACTAATTTTGACGGATATGATTATTATTTATATTATACAAGTGGGTCGGGAGCTTGGCCTAAATCAACTTCCCAACCACCATATACTTTATATCCAATAGGTAGCCCTGAAGTATTAACTTGGTATGGTAGTGATAATGAATTTAGTCCATACTATGGAGGTGTTATATTATCTGCTTCCATTTTTGATAATAATAACCCAAATAATCTCTACTATTCCATCCCAGAATACTTAAGAGAAGATCCGGCAAACGAACCATATCAATTATTTGTTGAAATGGTAGGTCAATTTTATGATAATATTTGGATTTATTATAAAGATGTTACTGAAAAATATAATGCTGATAACCGTTTAGAAAATGGTGTTTCAAAAGATATAGTAGCAGATGCTATTCGTGATTTTGGAATTAAATTATATCAAAATAATTTCTCAAATGAGGATTTATATACTGCATTCTTAGGTTTAACTCCTGAAGGTGCTCTTTTCCCATTCCCTAATATTACTGGATCACTCCCAACTCCAACAGGATTTGAATATGTTGATACTTTAATATCTGCTTCTAATGATTATATACCGTTAGACGACGTAAATAAGTCGCTATACAAACGTATTTATCATAACATACCGTACTTATTGAAGGCAAAAGGTACATTACCCGCTCTGCGCACACTTATTACTTCATATGGTATTCCTGATACGGTATTAAGAATTAATGAATATGGGGGGAAAGATAGAGCAATTCAAAACGATTGGGATTATTGGCAAAATACATTTAATTATACCTTTTATACTACAGGAAGTAATTACATATCCTCTATATTTGGACCTATAAATCCTTCATGGGATTCATTAGATAATCTCCCCAATTCAGTAGCACTTAGATTTAAAACTAATGGATTACCAACATCTAGTATTCCTGCATCTCAAAGTTTATGGAATACAGATGATAGTAATTTATTTTTAAATTTAAGATATGCTGGAACAGGATATAATTTAAATCCACCAACCCCAAATAACCCTGCAGGACTTCCTTATTTAGGTTCAGTTGTTGATCCATATTATCAATATGCATATTTGGATTTTTATCCTAATGTACAATTAAATCCATCAATATCATGTAGTATTTATCTTCCATTCTTTAATGGAGATTGGTGGTCTGTAGTAATTAATAGAGATCCATTTGATGCTACTAATAGTACTTTTGAATTATACTCAGGAAATAAAGTTTATGAGGGTGGAGATAATGGAACTTCAATAGGATTCTTTGAATCATCTTCAATAACTTCAAATCATGATGAATGGGTAGCTGGTGGTCTTTCTAATTTTGCTAAAGGTCCAGTTACTATAAATGGTGATCAATATGAGGCATTCTCAGGATCATTACAAGAAATTAGATATTATACAAATGCTTTAGATAAAGATATTATCAAGAATTATATAATGAACCCTCATTCAATTCAAGGGAATTCATTAAATTCAACACCAAATGAACTTATATTTAGAGCCCCTTTAGGAGGTGAATTATATACTGGATCAATTTCAATTCATCCAAAAGTTACTGGTTCTTGGGAAACAACAAGTTCCTTTAATTTAGACAGTAATTTTACCTTCTTTACAACACCAACTTTTAATCCTAATAAAGAATATTTCTTTTATGATCAACCAGCTGTAGGGATTAAAAATGCAGTATCTGACAAAATCAGATTGGAAGATGAAGTATACCCTTCAGGTGATACATTATCTCCATTTAGATCATTAGCTCAAAATGTAGCAGTTAGTTCTAGTTATACAGCAAATACTAATTTACTTGAGGTAGCATTTTCTCCACAAGATGAGATCAATGAAGACATCATGGATCAAATTGGATATTTCAATATTGGAGAATATATTGGTGACCCAAGATTACGATCTTCATCTGCAGAATCATATCCTGCTTTAGATAAATTAAGAAATGATTATTTTGAAAAATATACTTCAAATTATGATTTAGTTGATTACATTCGTTTAATCAAATTCTTTGATAATTCATTATTCAAAATGATTAAAGATTTTGTACCTGCACGTACAAGTCTTGCTTCTGGAGTTGTAATTAAACAACATATTTTAGAAAGAAATAAATACCCACAACCAAAAGTAAATAACTATTCAACTATAGCTTATTATACTAGTGGTTCTAATCCTCCCTCAGGTAGTGGATCAATTAATAATTCTCCTTTAACATTCCAAAATATTGCAGTTTCGGGCACTATAGCCCCTGCTTGGAATAATTTCCAACCTGGAACTATAGAAAATTTTAGTGGTGGTACTGGTGGTACGTTTGAAATGTTTAATGGATTATCAACATCTCCGGTAGGAACAAATGGAACAGGTCCTAATAACATATTTAATATTACTCAAAGTTGGATAGAAAATATAATGACTACATCCGGCTCTATCCCTATATCTCATTCAGCTCAAGATGAATTTTATGATGGAGAATTTAGTGGTTCATATATTAAAGTAGATAATGGTGAATTAAATGAAGCTAATTATTTAAAAAACCCACAAAACATATTATTAAATTACAATACCTCAGGATCAACATCTACTACTCCTCCTAATGGTTATTTAACATGGCAATCTTCTTTAGGATATAATGGATCTAATTATTTTTTATATGTAAGTTCGATTTATATAAATGAAATTGATCTTAATGGAAATAATATTGAAACTGCTTTATCTAATTTATCAGCTGGAAATACAGTTAACTTTACTATCAGTGGCTCTATAGTAGATGGATTTACAACTCAATATTCACCTACTCTACAGGGCTTAATAACCTCAATAGTGATAACTTCACCTTCTGTTTGGAGAATAAATTTATCACAAAACTTAGGTACTCAAGCAATTTATCATATTCCAATAGTCAACTACCCTACCTATACTAACTCCCCAGGTATTTATTTAAATTCCCCATTATATTTAGATCCATATATTAATGACATTCCTAATTTTTATTATAGTGATTCTAACCCCACTATGAATAATATTAATGCAGATCGTTTAAGCACCATATATGAAGAAGTTGCCTACTACCCAGGAATTACAGTCCCAACTAATTTTAATTTAATTATTAGTGGAAGTGCATTTAAAGCAGCTGTCCAAGATTCAAATTATACCTCAAAACGAGTTATAAATCCAAGATATAATGGTGTAAAATCAACTAACCAATATTTAAATACTTGGACTCTTGGAGATACAGGAACATATGGTAAAACCCCATCTACACAGAATTTAAAAACTATGGTTGCTTATTGTGATTGGATTGGAGGATGGCCACCTGAAAGAATGAATGCCTCCGCAATTCATATCCAGTATTTAATTAAATCTGATGGGACTATTGTAATTCCAAATGTATCTGAAAATTCACTTTTTGATAATAAAGGGACTTTTGAAACTGGGGAAAGATTAATCATTGAACCTAGAACAATCTCCTCAGGACAAACCACTCAATATAGAAATATTCTTAGAGGAGGCACTACAATAGTTCCTTTAATGACTACTCAGTCAGGTTCTTATACAACTACAGCAATTGCAAAATGGACAGGTTCTCTAGTATTTAAAGATCCAAATGATCCATCAAGTTTTGCAGATTTTGTAACAGGATCTACTCCTAATACCTCATTATGGAGATCAGGCTCAGGAGCAGGTTATAAAAATGCTATTTGGATGGATATTAGTATTAATAATAGAAGTTTAGCATTTGATATACCTGTAACTACTTCATATGCTCAATTAGAAATGCCTGGTTCTGGATTTAATCCTTTTGTACACCCTGGAATGCCTCAACCCGGAGATGAATTTAGATTTATGGGGTTAGAACCCCAATATGTATTTATGGTAGCTTCTTCTTCCGTAGTATATAGTGTTGGTATCCCTGATCAACTAATAATTTATCTAGATAAACCAGTTCCTACATTTACTGATGCTTCACCCTCTTCACCTTGGAATCTAAATAAGTTTGTTTGGAGAAGATACATTGATGATGCTTCAACAATTTTAATGGAAGGATTCAGACCTACTAATTCAAGTGGTCCATATCTTGTAAGACCTGAATATTTAGTTCCTGAATTAAATAAAACAGTAGATGAATTTATATTAGACCTAACGCAGAAAGGCTTGCTTTAGTGATATTTATTACATATAATACGACAATAATTAAACACAATGGGATATTTAAATAACCAAGTCGTTACAGTCGACGCAATTTTAACAAACAAAGGTAGAGAACTTCTAGCAAAAAATGATGGTTCATTTCGAATTACACAATTTGCTTTAGCAGATGATGAAATTGATTATACACTTTATAATCCAACACACCCTTCTGGGTCTTCATTTTATGGTGAAGCTATCCAAAACATGCCTTTATTAGAAGCGTTTCCAATTGAAACCCAAATCATGAAATACAAATTAGCTACTCTACCTCGTGGAACAGCTAAATTACCTGTACTTGATTTAGGTTACTCAGCAGTTACGTTAGTACAAGGTGCTTCATTAGCAATTACTCCTCAAACATTAAATTATTTAGGAAATAATCAAACTTATGAAACTAGCGGATATTCAGCTACTATTTCTGATGTTCGTCTATTTAGTACATTCACCGGAGTAGGAATTAATACTGCAGCAGCTAATTCAGCTAATGCATCGGCTACATCAACATCAACATCAACATTAGGAACTAATGTATCAGTAACAGTAATTGGATCTCAAATTAACTTAAGAGCAACTACAGTAAATACATTGTTTGGTTCACAAACTCAATTATCTGCTACATTAACAATTGTAGGTTTAGATAGTGGAGCTCGTTTAACTATTCCTGTTATCATTAATCAAAATTAATAAAATATAAATAATGGCATTTAAAAGATTTGATCCCGAAGATTTTTTAGTAAGTAGTGATTCAATTACTTCTACACTTTGGTCAACTGGAAATCCAACATTGACTCAATTTCACACATCATCCGTGCAATCTGCTGGATCATCTGGAAATTATTATTTAAGTATCTATCAAACATCCTCAGCTGTATCTACGGCTCAAGTCCAATTTGATATTGCTTATGCTAACTCAGTGGGAAGTGGCAGTACTTTATATAACTCAGTAGTACCTGGAAACTCATATACTAAAACAATTTATGGGCAATATCGTTCATTAATTTTAGAAGATGAAACTGCTAACTTTATTTTTGGAACTGGAACTAATGTTATAACAGGATCTGATTTCTGGGTATTATCTATTGAAAGAGCTAATTACAAACAATCTCTATTCCCTGGATCATTAAACTTAAGAATTTCAGGATCAGGATTAGGTATCATTAACCTAACAGATAACTCCCAAGATAACCCAGTTAATACATTTATTGGGACATCTCGTGTTTATCAATTGATCTCAGGATCTAATGGTTCAGCAGGTTCACTTCCAGGCAGTGGGTATGTTCTAAATTCAGGCTCATATGGTTTAGTATTCCCAGATTTAGGAACTATTATATTAAATCCATTTGCTATATCTCAATCAATTAATGTTTCCCCAAGCAGATCAAATAACTCAGATGGTTTAAATACTCAACGTTTATTTAATTCTATTAGTGGAGCAGCTTCATTTGCCCTAAATTCCCAAGAAACAATTACTTCAGATTATGTATTTGTTAGAGCTCGTAATAGTGAATTTAATTATTCAGAAAACCCATCATTTATTTCAGGATCAACAGGTGAAGTAATTTATAGTAGTTTCATTAACCAACCACAAGTATATGTTACAACTATAGGAATGTATAACGATAGTAATGATTTATTAGCAGTAGCTAAAATGTCAAGACCATTATTAAAAGATTTTACAAAAGAAGCTTTAGTTAGAGTAAAACTTGATTTCTAAGAATGAATGAGCATATACAAATCATTTATAACTTCTGACGTTATCGTCTCACCCTTTGAGGTAAACAAATCGTTTACCTTTAAAGGTAATGAACTTACTGGCTCGAATGTAGAAATTGATAGATATTTTGGACGTAATGTTACTGAATCTTTATGGGTATCTGGTTCATATCCAACAGGACAAATTGATATCCAAGATCAAATTTTAATATATCGTTCCATAAAAGAGCTTTATTACTCAAATTATCTTGGAAACCCTAATGGATCACCCGCAGGAACTGCTTCATTCAATGTTGATGGAACAATAACAGGTCCATTTTATACCCCAAATTACTATAATTATTTAACCAATACTCTCCCATCTAATAGATATTTTCCTACAGGATCTAATGAAACTATAGGTGTATTTTCTATTCCATCTAATTTATGGGGAGAATACCTTAAACCAGGATCAGTTAGTATTTCAAATGGTAATATTACTCTCCGAGATGATGGTGAAGGTAACATGGTATTTAATTCTTTAAAATATGGAGATGTTATTTACGAACATGGTATTATAATACTTACAAGTGATGGGGCTGCGTATACGGGTCCTTATGGAAGTGGATCTTATGGCAATGCAATATATGGTATAAACACTATTAATCTTTTTAATAGCTTTATAACTGGCTCAAATATTACATGTTCATTCTCTTCATCATTTGACATATACGAAACCCAATACAAATGTACTATTAGAGAAAATGAATTCAATTTCTCAACCAATCCAACTCAAATTTCAGGTAGTTCAAATAGTGGAGTTTTATATAATTTTGCAACAGGTTCTTATTTTACACCTTATGCTACAACAGTAGGATTATATGATAATGCTTATAACTTATTAGCAGTAGCTAAATTAGCTCAACCTCTCCCACTATCCGCAGTTACCGATACAAGTATATTAATAAATTTAGATTCATAAATTCATGTCAAATTGGTTATATAAAAATAAAGAAATTAACACAATAGAAGATTTTCCTGAAGAAACATTTGGATTCATCTATAAGGTTACTTACCTTCCTACGAATGTAACTTACATAGGTAAAAAATCTTTATACCATAACACAAATAAAAAGTTAGGTAAAAAAGAATTAGAAGCTTTACCCACTACAAGAGGTAGGAAATCAACTACCAAACTAGTAACTAAAGAATCTGACTGGAAAACCTACCATGGTTCAGCTAAACCAATATTGGAATTACTTAAAGAAAAAAGACATGATGAATTTGATCGCGAAATTTTACAATTTGTTAATAGTAAAAAATTACTCACTTATTACGAATGTAAGTATTTATTTGAATATGGAGTTCTCGAACATCCTTCTCTTTATTTCAACGATAACATTTTAGGCAAATTTTTCTCAAAAGACTTTGCTCCCCAAGACTAGGTTCATATCTTGAACCCCTATGGTAAATGAGTTATTAGTTAATTTAGTAAATGGTGTTCTAGGAACCGGAAAACGTACCGCAAGAGGAAATCAATCCTATACTTGTCCGTTTTGTCACCACCATAAACCAAAACTCGAAGTTAATTTTACTGAAAATTCTGAAGGTATTAACCAATGGGCTTGTTGGACCTGTGGTAAAAAAGGTAAAACCATAAGAAGTTTATTTAAACAAGTTGAAGTTGATGCTAGTTATTTTCATGAATTAAGTAAATTAGTTAAAAATGTTTCTAGTAATGATATAGGTGAAATAAAACATTCTATACTTGAATTACCTAAGGAATTTAAATCTTTTATTAACAATAAAGATATTATAGCAAAACATGCTTTTACTTATCTTAAGAAAAGAAACATTACAAAACAAGATATTCTTAAATATAGTATAGGCTATTGTGACTCAGGTCAATATGCTAAAATGATAGTTATACCCTCATACGATTCTAACGGTAAATTAAATTATTACACCGCGAGATCATTCGAGAAAGATCCCTACACCAAGTACCGCAACCCCGAAACGTCTCGCGATATTATACCGTTTGAGTTGTTTATTAATTGGGATTTACCAATTATATTATGTGAAGGTCCTTTTGATGCTATGGCTATAAAACGAAATGCTGTACCATTATTTGGTAAAAATATACAATCTAGTTTGATGAAAAAACTAGTAGAATCTAAAGTACAAAAAATATACATTGCATTGGATAACGATGCTGTTAAACAAGCACTTAAATTTTGTGAACAATTATTAGACGTTGGTAAAGAAATTTATTTGGTTGAATTGCAAGGGAAAGACCCAAGTGAAATGGGATTTGAACATTTTACAAAACTAATTCAAAATACACTCCCATTAACACAATATAAGTTAATGGAGAAAAAATTGTCTATAATATGAAAAAACGAAATGTAAAAGTAGTCAACAATCGTATTCTTGAAATCTCAGAAGATGCTAAACAAATAACTCTTCCAGATTCTAGATACTACAGACGAAATGGAGAATATTACCCTTCAATCACTCACGTTTTAAGTTGTTATCCAAAAGGTAAACATTTTGAAGAATGGTTAAAAAACATGGGTCGTTCAGCTGATTACATTGTTAGAAAAGCTGGTGAAGATGGAACCAAAGTACACGAAATGATTGAAGAGTATTTAGAAGGTAAAGAAATGAACTTTTTGAATGAAGCGGGATACCCCCAACATGATCCAACTATTTGGCAAATGTTTTTACGTTTTGTTGATTTCTGGGAAACTCATAAACCTGAATTAATCGATCAAGAAATCCACTTATACTCAGATATACTTAAAGTAGCAGGTACTACAGATTTAGTTTGTAGAATTGATAATTCACTTTGGATTATTGACCATAAAACATCAAACCATATTCAAACAACATATGAATTACAGGCAGCTGTTTATGCTCATTGTTATGAAGAATGCTTTGGTGTTAAACCTGATAAAACTGGTATCTTATGGTTAAAATCAAACAAACGTAAAGCATCTAAAGATAAAATGCAAGGAAAAGGATGGGAAATGATTTTACCATCTCGCACACAAGAAGAAAACATCGAAATCTTTAAAACAGTAAAACGTTTATTTGATTTAGAAAATCCAAACGAAGCACCTGTATTTACAGAATTTAAAACGAGCGTTAGGAAAGAGGCGTAATATGTATAATTATGATAAGTTTGATTCAATTATTAAAGGAAGCTCAAAATAGCCCTAAAGCTATATTCTTAGCTGGCCCCGCAGGGAGCGGTAAATCATATATCTCTTCTAAACTTATTCCTAATTCTTTTGAAGTTATCAATTCAGATGACACATATGAAGAATTGTTAAAAGCAAGTGGGATGGGTTTAAAACAAAAAGATTTTACTCCTGATCAATTATCTCAAGCTGCTAAATTACAAGCCCAAGCTAGAAAAACTACCCAAGATAAGTTTACCCAATCAGTAGAAAATAAAAATAATATTGTTATTGATGGAACGGGTGCTGCCTCTGGACCTGTATTGAAGAAGAAACAACAACTAGAAGATTTAGGGTATGAAACATTGATGTTAATGATCTATGTTTCTCCCTTAACTTCACTTGAACGTAATCAAGAACGTGATCGAAGTTTAATGCCCGGGATTGTATTACGTACTTGGAGAGACGTAAATAAAAATATTGAAACATATAAACAAGCATTTGGTAATAATTTTATCTTGCTAAACAATAATCCAAAAGACGCCAAACAAAAGTTTAATTCTGATTTACTTGAACCATTTATTCAAGCCTCTTCTGCTGTAGGTAAACCAAAATCCCCTGAAGAACAAGCAAAATCAGATGCGGATAAAGCCCAATTAAATAAAGATATTGAATCTATGGTTAATAAATTGCCTGAATTTGATACTTTAGATACTGCAAAAAATAAAATAAATGAATTCGTTAGTTAAAACACTTATACAACCATTACTAGAAGCAAACCAAGATGGTATTGCTTTAGTACCTGGTGGTTTTAAACCACCTACTCTAGGTCACTTTCATTTAGTAGATGAAGTAGCAAAACGTCCTGAAGTATCTAAAGTGATTGTTCTTATAGGACATAAAACTAGAGATGGTGTAACTAAAGAAGAAAGTAAAGAAATTTGGGATATCTATAAAAAATATTTACCTTCCAATGTTGAAATTCAATTATCAGATAACCCATCACCAATCTCAGATGTTGGTTCGTTGATTAAAAATAATCCGGATACGATGTTTTATCCTGTAGTAGGAATTAGAGGTGAAATGGATTTAGGTGATTTGAACCGTTTCGATAGCATGAAAGGAAAATATGAAAACTTTAAACCTATAATCATTAATTCAGAAGGTGAAGATAGAGTTAGTGGTACAAATACACGTGCTGCTTTAATTGGGGATAATAAAGACAAATTTAAAACATATCTTCCTACTGAACTTTCAGATGAAGAAAAAGATAAAATTTGGAGTATATTAACAAAATCTCCATTAAATGAAATGTATGCTGAACCTAGTAAAAATGATTATCCTAGATTAATTAAATCACTTACAGAATATATGATTGATAAAGGTTTAAAAATTGAACCTTTACCAGAAGTAAAATTTATAGATGATGATATTGAAAATGCTAGAGATTTCTTCGGTAAAACAGCGTATTACGACCCGAATAATCGCGTTGTAGTAATTTATACAATGGAACGTCATCCAAAAGATATTATGCGTTCATTTGCGCATGAGATGATCCACCACCACCAAAATATTGAAGGTAGATTAGGTAATATTACTACTCAAAATACTAATGAAGATGGTGATTTACCTGAAATTGAAAGAGAAGCATACGAAAAAGGTAATATGTTTTTCCGAAATTGGACAGACACATTAACAAATAATAATTAAAATAAGTTATGAAAAAATCACCTACATTGTTAGACTTATATGAGGCAATCAAACCCAAATATATCATTTTTTGTGATATGGATGGTGTATTAGTTGACTTTGATAAAGGATATGAAGACTTAACTGGTAAACATACAAAACACGTTGACTTACAAGACAAAAATGAATTTTGGAGTTTGTTAGCTCGTAGTTTAAAAGAAAAAGGTTTAACAGAGTATGAATATTGGGTAAATCTAGAATGGATGCCTGATGGGCAAACACTTTGGGACTATATCAAAGAATATAATCCATATATTTTAACAGCCCCCTCAAGAGATCCGGGTTCCAGACAAGGAAAAACAGAATGGGTTGCTCGTTTAGATGGTATGAAAAAATTATACTTTAAACCAGCTTATGCTAAAGCTGAATATGCTGGAAAAAATCGTATACTTATAGACGATAGAGCTGATACCGTTGAAAAATGGAGAGCTAATGGAGGTATTGGTATTTTACATACCTCAGCATCAGATACAATTAAACAATTACAAAAACTAGGACTCTAATGTCAGACAATGTTTTAAAAAAGGAATTCCAAAAAAGAGACGTTGAACGTCTTCGTAACCTTGTTAAAGGTAAATATGGTAGTCGCACTACTATGGGGATTGGTTATAATGGTCCTCAAGAAGAAGAACATCAAGAGGGAGATACTTGGCAACAAGGTGGTAGAACTTGGACTATCAAAGATGGCATTAAAGAGAATGTTACTAAATTAGATAAATTTAAAAAAGTAGCGGTCCCATTGTTTTGCCCTAATTGTAAACAAGTAATGGACAAACAATTAGATCCATTCTATTATAAGTCATTCGGTGAATGTTTAGATTGTCAAACGGTAACCGAAACAAAAATGAAAATAAATGGTACGTGGGAATCTCATGTTAATAAAACATTTAATGCTGAGATTGACCATCAAATAGAAGAATATAAAAATTGGTTTTCTAATATTCTTTCAGAAGGTAAAGAAGGATATGTTTCAGAAAATGGTGAAGTACAAAAATGGGTTGGTGGAATTGATAAAGAACGTGCTCAAACTTCACTTGATGAAGCTATTAAATATTTAAATTCTCTAAAGAAATGATAACAACAACGATTACCACTGTTTTAGTGGCATTGATAACTGCTGTACTTGGTCCTATTATAGTAAATTGGGCTAGATTAAAAATGGAGAAAAAAGATAAAAATACTCCAATGAGAGAAGCCCTTGAAGCTTCTACTTTAGTAGATAACCAAATCGAAAACATACTTCATGAATTAGATTGTGATAGAGTATGGTTACAACAATTTCATAATGGAGGTCATTTCTATCCTACAGGTAAATCCATCCAAAAATTCTCTATATTCTATGAGAAAACAACCCCAGATCTCCCTCATTTACAACATACATTTCAAAACATCCCTGTATCTCTATTTCCTAGAGTATTATCTAAAATTTACAAAGACACAGAACTAGCAATTGATGATATATCTACAACAGATGATACTTATGGTTTAGAATATATGACTACTCAATTTGGAACTAAATCAGTATGTATGCTTGGTTTATATAGTTTAGATGATCATTTAATAGGTGTATTAGGTATTTCATTTAAAAATGCTCATAAACTAAAAAGAGATGAATGGATTCTTATTAGACAGAAAGCAGGAGTTATAGGAACATTAATCTCTGAATATTTATACACAACCAATAAGAAATAACTTAATATTTATAATAAAATGGCAGATAATTTTGACTTAAAAAAATTCTTAAAAGAAAGTAAAGCTCTTGAGAATTTAAATCCTTCCCTTAAAGCAGTTAACGAGAATGAATCTCGTGAAGAAAGAGCTGACGTAGACAAATACGAATACGAAAAAGGAAAAAAAGCAGGTAAAAACGAAGAAATGAAAGCAAAAATCAAAGAAATGATTGTTGCTGAATTAGACTTGGATATCAATAAATCAGCTGATAATTCTGATTATAGTTTTTTAGCTGAAGAAGATGAAGAACTAGAAGAAGCTAAAAAAGACAAAGAAGCAGACATTGAAGATGTTGAAGTAACTGATACTGAAATTGAAGATGTACCTGCAGAAGACGAAATGCCGGCTGAAGATGCTCCTGAAGATGGAGGTTTAGATGGTAGTTTAGCAGATATATCTGCTGATATGAAAGGTACTGAAGCTGATCTTATGGACAACTTAATGAAAGCATTCCAGATTGCAAAAGGAATGAATAATGAAAAACTTGAAACACAAGTAGGAAATACACTGAAATTTTTCGTTAGCGAATATATCGGTGGAGGTGAGTAATAATCAAATCTATAATAAATCAAATCTATGAACACAACAGAAATTTTAAACGCAATTAAAGAAGAATTAGCTACATTAGAGGCTGAACATGGTAAAACATCTAAAGCAGCTCGTGGACGTGCACGTAGCGCAGCTAACTCAATTAAAAAATTAGCAGCTGAGTTTAAGAAAACTTCAACTGCAGAAGACAAAGCAGCTTAACAAAATGGAAAAACCTATTAATGAACCTTTTACTTCAGAAGAATCTCAAGAGATTTATAAGAACTTTAAAACGATCATTAATAGTCGTTTAGACAAACTTTACAATTCAAAAAGCTCAGACGGCGAACAATATGCATATAGTATCGCCGTCAAGCAAATAAGAAATAAGCAGGCTAATAAAACTGAAGAACCAACAATAGAAGAACCTATGGAAGACGTTAAATTGAAAGAAATGGTAAAGGCTGCTTTATCAAAACCATTAGACGAAAAGAAAAAATCATTCCCTGACTTAACTGGAGATGGTAAAGTAACTAAAGCTGATATTTTAAAAGCCCGTGGAGTTGAAATAGATGAAGATCTTGATTTAGGTCACGAAGATAATGAACCCCATATGCTTAAAGCAGATCTATACCGTATTGGAAAATATGCTATGGAGCTTTATAAAATGGTTGATAAATTTGAAGGTCAAGGTGAAGTTGATTTTCCACATTGGTGGCAATCAAAAATCATTAAAGCTAAAGACATGCTAGTTTCAGCTAAACATTACCTTGATTTTGAGACAAAAGAACCTCAATTAGATGCTATGGTTGATGTTGCTTCTGAAGAAGGAGCTATTGATGAAATGTCAAAAAATCAAATCAAAAAACGTGGAGAAATTTACGATACTTTAAAAGATAAAGGCATGTCTGATGAAAAAGCAGGTAAAATTGCTACATCAACAGCAATGAAGAAAAAAATTAAAGAAGCTATTTTAGCTAAACTTAAACAAAAATAATGACCAAAGATCAACTTAAAAGACGGATCCAAGACTTAGCTAAACAAGTCTACTCAGCTACTACTGTAACCCCAGAAGAAGCAATTGAGTATGATGAGTTGACTAAATTTCCTGAACTTAAAAAGGTTATAGTTGATCTACTCACCCCAGAATATGATAATTTTTTATCATCAATTGATTGGGTTGCTCCTCGTCCTACTACATTTCGTATTAATTTAGAAAATGATCAAAATTTTTACTTAATATATGGTAAAAGAAGTTGGATTGCTCAAGTAGCAGGTAAAAAATATTATTTACTTAATCTCCCTGAAGAAGAAAGAGCATCTGAAGCTATTGCTAATTTATTAAGATATGGTGCTAAAACCGATGTAGATGGTACTGGAGCAGGAATTGAAAGTGTTGACACAACAACTGAAGAAATACCACCAGTAGAAACACCTGAAGAAACACCTGCATAATGGATATTTTAGAAAAATTTATTCGAAATATAGCTTATAAATTCCCAAAAGGATATCCTGACATGAAAAATGAACAGGATATTTTAATTTTAGAAAATGAGTTAAAGAAATTAGGTATTGACATGAGAGAAGCCAATTTAGCTGGTGGAACTACAAATTATGCCAAACCAACAGGAGCATTTTACAAATATGTAGAATTAAATCCCAAAGCACCTGAATATGAATTTGAAGCAGATAATGATGCCTCTTTATTTGATATTGATTCAAAAGAACCATCCTCACAAATTCAAAAAGGTGAAAATTTTAAAATTTTAGATAGAAACGAAAACGATCTAATTAAAATTACAGGTTCGTATGTTACTAAAATAGAATATCAAGGTAAAGAATATTACATTAAACTTAAAGACATACTTAAACCAACAGGAAAACAAGTTGGATTTGTACAAGTTGATTTAAGTTCTAAAAACCGAGAAGATGTTTTCATCCCATTCAAAGCAGGACATGGTCAAGAAGAAGAAATTACACAATTATTTGTAAATGGTTCTGGACCGGATTATGATTTTGAATATGATGGAAAAACATATAAAATACTAAAAGTAGGTTCTCCACCTTATAAAGGTCCGGGTAATCCTAAAACAGATGTGTTTGTTCAATTAGATAAACCTATTGCACCTTTTGGAAAAGATTTAAAAATTAGTTTAAAAGCTGCTAACGCTACGTTTGTTGAAAACTGGATGAAACCTGATAGATTTGAACAAATATTAGGCGATAGCGATGCTAAATCTATTATTGTAGATGTAGCTAATAAACTAAACAAAGGACAAATTGGTGTAAAAAGCCCATATATGCACTGGTTTGTGAAAACAAAACCATACAATTCAGCTAAATTAGACTATCCACAAGAACAAGAAGCACTTTCTGGAGCAAAAAAATTCGGAGAAGATTCCCCAGCAACCGCAAATTGTTACTTTAAAGGAAATGTACCTGAAACTATAGCAGATTTAATAAAACTTTTAAAACCAATATCTGATTTGAAAGAAGATATGGGATTACATATCCGAGGATATGGGGCAGGCGGAAATTCAGCTTGTTTTATTAAAGAAGGAGAAGAATGGGTTATTAACCCTATTTGGAAAAAGAAATTTGATATTTAATGATATGGAACGCTTAAGATCTCTTATTAAAGAAGTATTAACAACACCCCCTAAAGAAAAATGTGATTGTGGTTGTGGTGGTTGTGATGGCTCAAGCAATGAAGGTGTTGTATTAAACGAAAGTTTAGTTAAAAAAGAGATATTGTCGGAGAATCTGCGATATCACGTGGATAAACAACTCCCACTTACCGAAAACACGTTCCGATATGGTTCGCAATCATTTCTTAATTTATGGGCAGAAGCTCGTTCACTATATTTACGTGAAATTATTCATGTAAACGAAGATGATAAAGAAATTTTAGAGGAAACTGACTTAGGTAACTTTGGTTTATATGAAAATCAAAAAGTGCCTTTAGATTTACTTTTACTTGAAAACGAGGAACTTGAAGAAGCAGAAGATAAAAAGAAAAATCCCCCAATTGGAAAACCAAAACGTGGAGGATCTAAAAAATTCTATGTTTACGTAAAAAATCCTCAAACTAAAAAAATTAAAAAAATTAGTTTTGGAGATACAACAGGCCTATCAGCTAAAATAAATAACCCAAAAGCTAGAAAAGCATTTGCTGCACGTCACGATTGCAAAAATAAAACAGATAAAACAAAAGCTTCATACTGGAGTTGTAGACTTCCAAGATACGCAAAATTACTTGGATTAAAATCATCTTTTTCAGGATTCTGGTGATGAATAGATTAGAAAAAATTATTAATGAAGTCCTTTCTGAAGAAAAGGAAAAACGTGACAGATGCTTACGCATTGCTGATCGTAAATTTGATAAACCTTCCGCTTATAAATCAGGCGCTGTAGTTAGATGCCGTAAAGGAGGTATTTGGAAAGGTTTAAAAGAAGAAGTAATCCAAGAAAAAGTTAAAGAAACCCTCCGTACTTGGTTTTCTCGCAAGGGTGCACCTGGTAAAAAAGGTGGATGGGTAGATTGTAATTCACCAATTAGAAAAGATGGTGAAATAACAGGATATAAATCTTGTGGTAGAGAAAAAGGAGAAGAACGTTCAAAATATCCTTCATGTCGCCCTACAGCAGCTCAATGTAAAACACCTGGTAAAGGTATTACTTGGGGAAAAACAAAATGATTAAATTAATAAAGATATTAAGCGAAGCTGAATTAAATAAATGTCCTATTCCAACTCAAAATATAGAGTTGAATTTGCAAAATAGACAAAAAGCAATTAATGAATATGGATATGGACCTTTAAATCCAAATGAGCCAAATGATAAATTTTGGCAAGCCAAAGCAGACATGTGGCAACTAGATTCTGTAGAAGAAGCTAAAACTTCACGTTGTGGTAATTGTGCGGCATTTGATGTTACAACAAAAACATTAGATTGCATAGCTAAAGGAATTGGCACAGATGGAGGATCAGAAGATCCATTTGATGTTATTAAAGCTGGAAAATTAGGATATTGTAGAATGCTTAAATTTAAATGTGCTGCTGCTCGAACTTGTGATGCTTGGGTTGTTGGTGGTCCTATTACAGATGACAAAACCGTATAACGATATAGAAGTTACAGACAAATATATTATTCGTGAATTTAACGAAAATATAGACCCAATTGAACTTATGTGGCATCGTGATGATGAATCTCGCACTATTGAAATTTTAGAAGATACTAATTGGCAACTCCAATTAGAAAATTGCTTGCCTACCTCACTAAAAGATCGTATATTTATACCAAAACACGAGTGGCATCGTGTAATAAAAGGAACAGGAACTTTAAAGTTAAAAATACATAAATCATGAAATTAGATAATTTAAAACAATTAGTTAAAGAAGAACTTAATCGTACTTTAAGTGAAAATGTAAGAAACAATAAAGATATTAAAGCTGGAGAATATGAAATAACATATGAACCAATGATTGGAGAACCTAAAACCATTACAGTTAAAGTAAAAGAGGACACTACTCCCCGCGATACAGAAAATTTTTGGAGAAGTTTATTATCTAAAACTAATAAAAACTATAAATTAGAAGATCGTCAAAAGAAAATAAAAAAAATAGTAAAAGCATAATTTTTAATTAAATTATCTAATATTTAACATATTTATAATAAAAATTATACATTTTACTTAAATGATACTTACTAGAACAGAACAAAAATCAGTATTACGTATGGTAATAGAATCTTACCAAGGTATTACTTTATCTGAAGTTAAATCTAATCAAGATATTAAAGAAAAAATAAAATTAAACCTTAAATTTTATAATGAGGTTAAAAAAGGTTTTTTAAATGAAAATAAAAGTAATATTTTAGAAGCTGAAGGTATATTAGCAAGTATATTAAGTGTTATAGGTAATATAAAAGATTTTATTACTAGTACTAAACTAGGAAAAAATGTAGTAGAATGGGTAAAAAATTTTATAACTAAATTTGTAGAAAAATTTAAAAATGCTATAATAAATTATATCCCCGGAGGAGAAACTATTTTAAAAGGAGCTAAATATATAACAGAAGCTCTTAGTAAATTTTTTAAATGGCTATATAATACTATTTCAGAAAAAGGATTAGCTAAACTTTTTGCTATGGTGCGTTATCGAACTTTTTCTCCAACAGAAGAACAAGAGAATTGTATGTTACTAGCCGCTAAAAAAGCTTATAAATGGATTTTAATTACTCTTGTAGCAGCTTTTATTATTAAAATTTTAATAGTTGCTGCCCCCTTATTATTTACAACAGGATCTGCAATAAAAGCTGGTTTGCCTTTAGCTATAACCTTTGCCCCTTTTAAAACAATTTTACTTAATTTAGGATTTAAAAGTTTCTTTAGTACTTACAGTACTATTACAAAATTAGACCAAGTTAAAGAATTAGAAAAGGAAATTGAAACTGAAGAAACACTAGCTAAAGCTGGAGAATTAGATAGCTTTAATGAAGCTTGGAATAAGTGCCCTTTACCAAGTTATATTTCAAGTTTATTATCTTATCCTATGCCTGGTTATAGTGGAACAGGTAAACAACCTATAAATACTCCTTTTGATGCTGATGATTATTATAATACTTAAAAATTTTTACAAATACAAAAAATAGCAGCGGCTTAAAACAAAATAATATATTTATAATAAAAATGAAACAAATTTTAAGTGAACAGTTTTTTAGAATGCAAAAATTAGCAGGTATTTTAACTGAAAATCAAGAAAATGATATTTTAGCTCAAAAAGAATTTTTATCTGTTCTTCAAAAGAAAATAAAAGATCCAAATATTATAAAAAAAGCAGAAAAACTTGCTAGTAATTTATCAGATGAAGAAAAACAAAAAGTAATAGATACTGCAAAAAGTTTAATTCCAACAGGAGATTTGTCATCCCAACTAAATGAATTTTTAACTGAAGAAATTGATTTAACAGATATTACTAATAAAATTCTTGCATCCCCTGGAGCAGAAGATAAATTAGAAAAATTATCTAACAATTTAACAGAATCAAATTTTAATTTAGAAGAAAACGATGGAGTAGGTGGATTTGCTACTTTAGCTATATTTGGAATAGCGGGAGGATTATCTACTTGGATGGGAGTTGCGGGTTATGCAATCATAGCATCGAATCCTATTTTTGCTACAGCTGCAATATCTGCAGCATTAATTGCTTGTGTAGCTGCAACCCTTGTAACATATAGTTCAGATGGAAGCAAACACCCAAAACCTCAAACTGAGAAAGAACGTCAAGCATCCTTAAAAAGAAAAGAAACAAATCCTGAAGAATATGATTGGAGAAGTGGTATAAATGTTTTACCTGATTATGAAAACGAATCTAATTAAAAAATAATATATTTATAATAAAACTAAATAAAATGAACAAAGAAACTTTTAGAATGCAAATGTTGGCAGGTATTATTACCGAAGGCCAATATAAAGACAAACTTAATGAAGAATCAACAATTACTCCAGAACAAGTAGTTGATTCTACTTCAAAAATAATAAGTAAAATTAAAAATGATCCTAAAATTGATGCATTAGCCGCAAGTATAGCTAATGACCCAAAGAAAAAGCAAGATCTATTAAATGCAGCAAAAAAATTAGGAATTAATCCTTTTAATTTAAATGAAAATTCAGAAGATTTTTATAAAAAATTAGGTCTTATATTTGCTAAAAAATTAGAAAACGAAACAAATTCATTAAATGAGGAGGCTGATTTGTCAGCCGCCTTAGGTCTTGGTTTTGGTGGATTAATTGCTGGAATGATTGGAGCTTCATATTTAGCCCAACAACTAGGAATGTTTGTAACTGAATATGTTAATGTTTGGGGAGATACTCTCGTAAACCCCTATGGATGGGTTCCTTTAGCAGGAGCGGCTGCGGGTGCTATTGGTGGTTTTATTTTCGGAGCAATACTAGAAGGAGTATTTGGAGATAGTAATTAAAAAAATTATTAATAAAAATTAATATAACTTACAGACAGATTCATAGCCTGTCAACTTAAAAAAATTATTAGAGATCTGTGGCCTCCTTTGGGAGGTCATTTTTTATTTCGTATATTTAAACATAAAATAAAACATGGACAAGAAAATAGTAATAGTAGGAGCAGGTGTAGCAGGTATAAATGCTGCAACAAAATTAGTAGACAATGGATATCCTGGAGAACTTATTACCATAATTGATATGGGTAAAGATCCATATAACCGCTTACCTGAGGAGGTAATGACAGGTATGCTAGGAGCTGGAGGATGGAGTGATGGCAAGTTAACTTACCATACAGCAATTGGTGGTGTACTATCAAAATACACAGGTGAGGAAAAAGCAATGGAATTGATGGATCAAGTGATTACCAATTTTAAACGTTTTCATCCTAAACCAGAAGAAGTACAATGTTCAAACCCTGAATCTGAACCTGAATTTATTAAACCATACTTTGGTTTACGTTTGTTTCCTGTATGGCACGTAGGTACAGATTACTTATCTGAAATTGCTAAAAATTGGTACGATTATTTAGTGTCTAAAGGTGTTGATTTTAAATGGGAAGCTAAAGTTTATGCTATTGATTTTGAAAATGAAAGAGTATTAGGTAAATTCTTAGACAAAGAAAACCATGAATTAGAATATAGATATGATGAAC